TGCTGCTGGTGCTTCTGCTGGTGCTTCTGCTGGTGGTGCGGGTGGGGCCAGTCGACTGTTTCCTGTAGGTGCTTCAATTACTTCCTCTCCTGCATCTTCCTCACCTTCACCTTCACCCTCCGCCCCAAGCATACCACCTTCCTTGATTCCCTGCTTATCCCACAAATCCTGTAAATGCTGCTCATATCCAACAATCCGCTCGTACCAGAATAACCCATATATCAACTTCTCAAACATACTCTCAGGCTTGTATGTTGTTAAAGGCAGTAATGCAAACAGCGTTGGCGACTGTCCTTTAAAATACCTATATAAGTAATAAGGAAGCACAAAAATAAAGAAGAATCCGCCATATATAAAGTTCAAAATGCGAAATCCCTTGGGTCTGAAAATAGCATCATTTGCGGCCAAGGTCCCTGCCCAAAGCATTAGACCAATAATAAGACACCATTTAGCGGTTGTTATAATTGTATTAATAATTTGGTCCTGGAATGTAACACTATCAGATGCAACAGTCGGGTCATCTTTGAGCGCCCGTAATTTCTGTACAACTTCATACGCCTCTGGACTTGCTGCTAACACGCGAATAAAATACTCGCCAATAAATGCATTCTGTTTCTTTATTTCCTTCAACGCATTTGTTACATTATTAGTATATGTAGTTTTATTTGCAAACTCATTTGCATTATAAAAAGAAGTAATGTCTTCAGCCGCTTTTAGAAGTGCTTTCTTATCTGCGGGTGTAACTTGGATATTATTTTTGGCAGCGACATCACCTGTAGCAAATTCAGTTAGAGTCTGTATTAGTTGAAAGGCTAATGTGCGAATACCAAGACCTGCAACAATTGTATCAATCTTATTCAGCGTCTTTGAAATCTCCTCCTCGATTTTCTTCTGGGACGTCGCCGTGTTATTTGCCAAATATGTCCGCGACTTTTCAATAAGGGTATTCAGTAACTCAGAATCACGCAGATTTTTTCGCAGAAAAGTCTCGCCATACTGGCGACGAATATTCTGCTCCTTATTTGTAAGGACATCCTGTTTAGAATTAATATATGCGCGCTGGTCTGCTTCTTTATTACTAAACATATTGCCAATACCGAGGTCAACTTTCACGGTGCTAGGGGCTGCTGTTGCAGGTGCAGGTGCTGCAGCAGGCACAGCAGCCGCAGATGCAGCTTGTGTCACCGTTGTCGTTGTCGCAGCCATTCTGTTTAATGCACGCCCAAAAATTGATTAAGACTTGGCCACATTCTAAAAGCCAGCTCTCCATAAATGTCGGATACCTATTATGCCTGTTATGAAGCCGAGAAGGGAAATTACTGGACTTGTCAGGGGCCGTATGATACATCAACACTAGCCGATGCATTTATAAAAGACAAAATCTGCCCACGGCGAACATTCATTGTCTCCGCCCCAGCATTCACACCAGAAATCATTCGACAGCAAATTGTTAGTAATAATTTATTAAAAACAATACAGCCTTCTATTATCTTTAAAGAACCGGGTAACGGTCCTGGCGCAAATGTGTATAATGTATGGGATTGGCAAGCACATTAAAAAAGCCCACATAATTGCCTTAACACCTGTACAATATGCAAGTCAATCTCAGGCATTGACAGTGAAACATAATTATAGATAATAGTTCTGAAAAAAACAAATTCATATATACCTAAAAGGGCGACCATTGCAACATTTTCTACGACTACGCGGCGCCAATGGAACTTGTATTTACGGAATACAGCCCATGCTGCCGCAGTACCAGTTAGGCTAGTAATGCCGACAAAATAGAGCCATGATTGCACTTGCAACTGTTTATTAAAATCGGTCCGTCCTGCTGCTGCTGACTCCGCCGCAGCCGTGACATTTTGAATATTCACTAACAGCCGTGTAATATTTGCAACAACAGCTGTTATATTTGCTGGCCATGCCGCACAACTATCTCCAAGTGCATACACATAGCCATCAATTGTTTTAAGGAGACCCGAATCCTCTGATTTTGAAATAAATTGGAAAAAGAAGACCGTTTCAAATAGCGAAATAAGAGAAATATGAATAAGAAGGCTGACACATTTTTCATACCACCAGATAAAATCAAAGCGTGGTCGAACAGCAGAAAGGGGGACTTGCAATGGTGCGGGTGTTTTTGCTACTGCAGACGCTGCTGAAAGAACAAGAAAGGAGTCCGAGTAGGAAGGTGGGCGTAATAATGGTGTTTTACGACTTGTGGGGCTAGCCGCACCTAGACTCGATAATTCAAGACATGAATCGGATAATCCAATTTGTGGTGCCGGCTCATCGGCCATATCCTAACTGCTAATTATAAAGCGTATTTAAGACCACCTGTACCATTTTGTATAAGTACCCAGTTAATCGATTCGACATATACAGTTATATCATATACATATTGATAATTGTTATTTGCATTTAGGGGTAATGGAAATACATTAAGGTCTATTTGAAAATTTTTAATACGACTTGCATTAATGGACCCGCTTGGTTGTACAGATGACTGTTTAATACTAAAAGGGTATGGTAAGCTATTTGTGCGATTCGTTGCTTTATAATATTTATAAGGTACTAGTTTTCGAAAGTACTCTGCACTTCGCTCATCTTGTATGACAGTGCCATCGCAGATGACTTGTATGCCGCGAAGAATATCCTGTTGGCCACGGTCAATAAGAAGACCAGACGAAGGAATACCTACAGGTGCTGGTGAGCTCGGTGTCTGTATATATGGTGCAACATCATTTACCCAGTTTGTCCAGTTAAACTCGTTATTTCGTCCAGGAATTGCATCACTGCGCCTAGGCACTGTTATTAAGCGCGTAATAGGATTATGTATCTCTAACTGTAGATAATCACGTGTATATATTGTTTTAGGAACGGCCGTTACTTGGTAAACTAAATATTGTAGTTGTGTTGTTGAAAATGTAGTTCTCTCTTCATCACTTAAGTATACATATGTAGCTAAAATGCGTGGATTATACGGAATACTATTAAGTGGTGGTAGCGAATAACCAATATCAACGAGGAAATTATTTATATACCAATTATTGACATTTACATCATATCTACCGGTATCTTCAACGTAATTTGGTAAGCCAAGTTGATATTGTGCTGCACTTGCATTCATATATAAACCAGGTGTAACACGGTATCCACTTGGGTCGAGGATAGTGTATAATTCCTGTACAGAGCGTAGTGTTAGCTGCACTTCCACCTCCTGCAACTGCAATGCACATAATGGCAGCGATAAGCTCGGGTCTTCCGTGCACCAGAAGGGAATTGGCACGTAAATGTCACGTCCAAATATTGATGGGCGATTTACCTGCGTATTTGTGGCAGGGAGATTGGCGACGACGGTTGGATATTTCCCCTGGATTGTTCCTGCGGAGCCAACAGCCGCAGTAGAGCTATTTGCAGGGTCGTATAATTCAGGTATGTGGCCAACTAAATACTCCCATTTGCGCAATGTATCTTCATCCATATCCAAATTTGCCCTTGCCACTAAATAACTGCCATCAAATTCCTGGATTTTCTGACCACCAATAAATATAGCAACTCGTTCAATTAGACGACAGCCAATATATTTGGACCATGCAAACTCATATTGTGCACGATTAGGAATAATATTATTATATACATCAACGTATTTTGAGTATATATCAGGAAGGGTGAAGACAAAGTACATATCGCGAACTAAATCAGCATAACGTGGTAACTTTGCACGTATTTGAATAGGTTTATCCCATGACAATGTATTTGGTCCATCTATTGCGACATTAAATGACTCTTCAGAAAAGTGCGTATATTTTCGAAAGACTTTATAAAAATAAGTCATATGTGGATTGGCACTTAGGAGTACATTTTGTGCCCCATATGTGACAAAAGCAAAGAATCCGCCTCCAGGCATTGTCTGTTTGGTATTACCATATAAATCTAATTTTAAGCAACGTGTTGTTACAAAAATTAGATTTTAATAATTAACGGTACTAGTGTTCATTTGCCTGCAAATATGGTCGGAGGGTCTACTGCGAAGTTACCCACCAATCATCCGTTAGATACGGGGGTTTATCTTGTGACATCGGGTCCACCTTCTTAGATGGACCTGCCTGTAAAATATCATTAATTTCGGTATAGCTTAGTGCATAGCTGTAATATGTCAGTAAGCTAATAGAGCCCGTTATTGAGCCGAACACATTGAAAGACTGGCCATCGAGAGCGGGAATAAGGTTGCCATTCAGTGTAATACGGCGCTGGCTAAATACGTGAATACTCTGGTAATTCTGATAAGGGACGGACTTCTCAAAGTTCAGGCGCTTTGCAATATTTCCATTAATAAATACATTCATACCATTGTCCTCGCACATTAGGACGACATGCACCCATTTACGAATAGGGAAGTTCTCAATATCAACATAGCGATTTGCTGCGGTAAATGTATTCATATATACACGCATTGTGTTGTTATTATTGTGCATATATACACCGGGCCCTAAGAGTGGGTACTGGCAGCTATATCCTTTATGGAATACGTGGCGCAGACCATCTTCTGTACCAAAACCTTCCTGGTCGACATATAAGAAGAAAGAATATGAGAACTCTACACCAGTACGCTCATTATCAGAGAGGTAAATCGACTTACCACCTGCGTCGGCAGGGTTCTGCGAAAATGTGTACATCTTTGAGCTTGTAGCGGTGAATGGTAGCAGATTTGTCTGCGTTTTACCAACACCCTTAATTAGACGGTAAATGTATTCTGCACCGAACATAATAAAATGCAGAATCACAAGCAAAATAAATGCCATAATAGCCTGCGCCGGATATGACGAATAGCCTGTATTTATTCCTTGGTTATTGGACGACATCTATTGCCAGGGCACAAATTTGGGATGCAACTGCTGCTGCAACTGCTGCTGCCGCTACTGCTTAATTCATTGTTGGATAGAACTGATTGTCAAGGGCGGTCGGGTCAAAGAAACTACGTAGCCAGTCCCAGAATGATGTAATACCAATCGGGCCCGCCTGATACATTCTATTTGCCTCATCAGGACCCATTGCAACGTTACTTAATACTAGGCTGCCCATATATCCACCAAATCCATTTGCATCATATGCCTTTAGCTGATAACCACCCGTGTTTACACGGAAAAAGCTGGGATTTAGACAAGAGCGGGCGAGCTTACCATCAATATACACATCTGTAGTACGACCATTTAGGACAATATTGACAAGTGTCCACTTCTGTAGCTCAATATTAGGGATATCGCAGCTGCTCATTTGAGACAGTGGCCCGCTTGCAATAACTGGCTTATTGAAGAGGTCGCTGACATTCTGGTTATTGAGTGTTGCAGTGTCCCCTGTTACCTGGTTAGGGTCACTTGCCTGCACACGTACATGTAGAGTATTTGTGTTTGCACCTAAGTACACGACAATTGTGTAGAATCCACCTGAAACTGCGCCAATTGATAATATATGCTTATTATATCCTGCACGCGCACCCCAGTTCTGGACGTAGAGCCAGAAGCTAATGCTGTATTCACCACCTTCCATAAGAGGAGGAAACTGGTCGGCAGTCTTCACAAGTGGCTGAACTTGACTCACATTCTTCACACCTTGGAATAAGGTCACAGAAGCTTCAGGCCCACCTTGGAATAAGAACTGGTACAGATAATATAAGGCAATTACACCACCAACGATAATTGCTATTTTAAAGAACATTGTTACACCATCGGCAGCGTCCATTCTAACTAAGCATAAGGAGTTTCCCATTCTTGTAATGCATTTTTGGGCGTGCGTCCATCGGCTCTACAGAAGAAACCGCCGGGGCATGTAAAAATAGAGAAGGGATTGCCTATAGTCATTGTAATATCCGTCGGGGGTTTTTGACGAGTATCGGATGTATCGGCGAGCTCTTCGCGGACATCTTGGAGGGATAGACGGTAGTTGAAAACACGACCCTGGCGGAAAACACCTCGTAACTGTGGACCACCAATCGATAAACTCGCAGATGCATATACAGGCATATGCTCTAAACGCTTACTGGCGACGATTTTATCATTATACATTACATCAAATCTGCGGCCATCACGAAGAATACCTAATTGCACCCATTTTTGTTGTGGAATAGGAGCAAGTTCAATATGCTCCTCCTTTGATTGGCCAGTAGACGTGTTAAATGTATTTACCATCAATTCTGCCGAGTTAGGTCCATAGTTAAGCTTGAGTACATCCGGAATTTCGAGCAAAGTATTTGTAGTCTGCTCTACTCGGGATGTCTTATCGCTTGCTTTTAGGTAGAAGTAGATAAGAAGCGTAGAACTTGAAGGAGATAGGAGGTATTTTCTTGTATTATCGGAGTCAAACACATATTGCTGCTGCTCTAGTGTCCCATCTGCTGGGGCAAGAGGCTGCTGCTGGCGCCTATTTGGATTTCTGTAGTAGGCAAATACGACATACAGTACTATTGCAACAATGATTAGGAATCCAATATAGTAGGCTGCTGTTATTTCCATCTATGACATAGACTGAAATAAAAGAGTGGGGCTGCCTGCACTTTATGCAGATGCAGATGCTGGGAGAGAAGGGATTAGCAGGGAGGCGGAGGCAGGGGCGGGTAGCACAGGCAGGGCAGAGGCTGCCGCAGGTAGAACAGAGGCAGATGCAGGGAGGGAGGGAACTAGCAGAGAGGCAGAGGCTGCTGCAGGTAGCGGAGGCAGGACAGAGGCAGAGGCTGCCGCGGGTAATGCAGGCATAGAAGGTGCCTGCGAAGCTGCAGCCGCCGCCGCCGCAGCGGCAGCAACTCCAGTCGGCAGACTAGACCGCACATAATCTCCAATATTTGACTGTACTTCAGTCAACACTGTATTTGATACACCAGGTCCTGTTGTAGGGCCACATACACCACCTATTAGCTCAGAAATGGCAGATAGCGAACGCTGGGGCTGCTCACCGAAATCCTTAATGTCAAGGGCAGGCAAATAGGCCATTTCTGCCGGCGTAATAGTGCCCTTCCATAAACGTAAATTGCGCACATCTGCCATCGCCGCAAAGGAATGACCAGGGGGTACAAAAGACCCTGCGACAGGCAATGGGGCACCTGCCAACTGCCGTGTTGAATGTAATTTACCGTTATAATAAACTTCCATATATTTGCTACCCATTACTACACCAATCCTAAATGGCTGTTGCACAGGTACATTAGCAATTACACTATTCTCAAATAACTGCTTACCATCAATCACACTAATTGTAGATACAATTAGGTCATTTGTAGACTTATCCAAATACATGGCCAAGTTATAATTGCCAATTTGTTGTGCAATTGTCACACCTTCGCTAACAACAGGTTTCCCTGTGAACTTCACATCACTGCGTGAAAAGATTGGGCGGTCCATTGCAGATGAAATATTGGGGTCCTTTATCAGTATATCAAGAGCAAGTGAGTAGTTATATGTACCATCATCACCGCCTAATAGCACAGTATTTGCGCTGTCTAAAATAGCGGGTGTCTTTGTCCAATATTCACCAGTAGATTGTTTACCAACTGTTGGCACAGGTATAAATCCTGGCCCAGCATTACGAACTTTAAAAATAGGGCGTATTGTGTAATGAACAATTAGAAGAATAGCGAGCATTGAAACGGCCGCCGCAGCAAATGCCAATAAAATCCCTTTCCAATTCACACCACTTGGCGCCATTGCTCCAGCAGCCGGCATATATGCATACATCAAACTACCGAATAAAATAAATAGAGAAATACTGAGTAGTGTGACAACAGAATCACTATTTGAATTACCAGTTGTATATAATACAAGTGTTGTTAGAATAAGTGCAAAAGCCACTATAGGAAATGCCATAGCTTTGCTATTTGGCGGAGAGTAACCTGACTGCATTGATAGAAATCTATTTTGAAATGATAGTCTACTACCTGCGTCCATTCTGTTGTTTCCTCGTTATTTTCTGCTGCGGTCTTTAGCGCTAAATTTATGTTCGTGGTGCACTACGTAACCAATAAAATGCACCTGCAATGGCCGCCGTACCTGCAATTCCTAATGCAGCGCCTTTCATTAAACTCAATAAATGTTGCTCTGAAAAATCCTTGCTTGTTATAATAGGAGACCTGTCCCGTTCACCTAATAGTTTAATGTAATTGAGAGCCTCTTCAACTGTCCATTTTGGTTTTCCAAGTGATGCATTGACTGCATTATGAAGGTCCACAGTCCATTTGAATAAATCTGTGCGACTATCTAAATGCGGGGTCAGTGGATTTTGTGTTATATGTTGCTTATAGTGCTCGCGACAAACCGGGCATGGTATTAAATTGGCAAGACTCTCAAAGAACTGTTTTGCGGACCGTTTTTCTGTATAAGTTGGTTTAGATGCGTAACCGAGTGCAACAATATGTATTGTCATCCAGAAAAAAGGCCCCCATACAGTCGGCGGTATATTCATTTATACTACTTTATTAAGCGCCTTTGGATTTTATAAATAATGTTGCACGCGGCACCAAGCTGCTTCTTAAGAAAACCTAAGGCTCTGCTCTTAATTATTAACAAGTAGTTTGACCAAATGTATGGTCGAAATAAGCATTTTATATATCCATCACACAAGCAATCACAAACTGTGTGTACAAACTGTAATCATATAGGACATTCCTATAAATTTTGTCTAGCACCTGTTAATAGTTATGGGATTATTGCATTTCGAGTGCGTGACCCAAGCTGGACACTATCAAAAGGCCTTTCTGCAGGCGGCGGCAACAACCTGACTGGTATCGATGATGCTGTGCAAAATGTGGAATTTTTACTTATTCAACGCAAAGATTCACTTCGCTTTGTCGATTTTGTACGTGGAAAATATGACATACAAAATACGACCTATCTGAAACAATTGCTGACAAATATGACACAGGAGGAGCGTGAATTTCTACGAACAACTACATTTGAGGATATGTGGCGACGTGTATGGGGCTCAAGTACTGTTCGAAATTACAAGAATGATTATGAACTATCAAAGCAACGATTTACTGCAATTAAGGAGACCTCAACTGATGGCACTGGCCAATCAATACTGGAGAAACTCTTGAATGAAACAACTACAAATTGGACCACGCCTGAATGGGGATTTCCAAAAGGTCGGCGCAACCCTCGTGAAGATGATAAATCATGTGCAATTCGAGAGTTTGAGGAAGAAACTGGGATTTCACATGATAAGATTTCAGTTATTAGCAATATGGAGCCATTATGTGAAACTTTTTTTGGCGATAATAACGTACATTATTGTCATAAGTACTATCTGGCATATATTCCCGTTGGTGTCAATTATGCAGATATAACAACACATCCGCATATGAGTCGTGAAATAGGGAATATTGGATGGTTTACACTTGATGAGGCATTGTGTCGTATTCGTTCAGAAAATGTGGAGAAGCGTGAGATTTTATTGCGTGTAAGTGGTATTATTCGGAATTATTGTTGCGGGATGTTTTAGTTTGCGACGGCAAGGTCGCGGATAGGCCAACGGAAGAAATACTGAGCGTGACAATTAGAATAGATGGACTTCAGTGGTATGACCAAGAAAGAGGTCTTGGACGCCTGGGACGAGGAAACTGATATGGCCCGCCGCGACCTTATTCTAGAAGAACTCCAAGGTCGCAAGCTATTTCCCAGCAATTACGAATATATGTACGAAATGACTACGGGAGCCTATCCGGATAGTGCAATTACAAAAGACCGCGGTCAATATTTGGCGCGAGACCCAGAGTTCTTGCAAAAATTAATGGCCCGACGCGAGTTTGCGGAGAGCATTCAGCATGACTGGGAATTGCCGAGTGACCCTTGTGATGTCGGTCGCGGTTTTGAAGTCACCCCTGTTCAGCGTTTTGTTGCCAATTTCATGTCCCCTAAAAGCCCTTACATGTCTGCACTTCTCTATCACGGTGTTGGTGTTGGTAAGACGTGTGGTGCCCTACAGATTGCTGAAAACTGGCTCTCAAACTTTCCCAACAAGCGAGTAATTGTTGTCGCCCCTGGCGTAATTCAAGAAGGGTTTCGCACAGAATTGTTTGACATTGCTCGTATGCGCTTTGGTGCATCCAAAACAGAACCAAATCACCTTTCTGGCTGTACCGGCTCCTATTACTTGGAATTATCAGACTCTCTCTATATCCAGCCTGACCCTAACGCGCGTGACCCTATTGAGGAAGAGGCCGCCACACGTAAACGTATCCAGAAACGCGTCAATAAACAAATCGATAAGCGTTATGAGTTTTATGGTTATCTAGCCTTTGCTAATTATATTACAAATATAATCAAACCTTCGCAGCGTATTGCCGATAAAGTTGCCCGCGAGATTGATGAAAAACAACGTATCAACGCTATTTTTGACGGCACATTACTCATAATTGACGAAGCCCACAACTTGCGTGAAATATCGGATGAGCAGCAGACAAACACTCCTGACGAGGACTCGGACTCGCCTGAAGGGTCTGAAAGTGCCAAACAGTCATCTGAGGGCAAAGTTCTTACACCATTCCTGAACATGGTCCTCAATTACACAACTGGCCTCAAACTTGTACTTATGACTGCAACACCTATGTATAACTCATTTGCTGAAATTATATTCTTATTAAATCTATTATTGAAAAATGACGGACAAGCCGAGTTGAAATTTGGAGATATTTTTGCCGATAAGAATGGTACATTTAGGGAGAATGGTGAGAAAATTCTTGGTCTTGTAGCATCCCGCTATATTAGTTTTATGCGAGGCGAGAATCCACAGTCGTTCCCTTTGCGATTATATCCACTTGACCGCGAGCCATTAGAGGATTATCCCACTCGTAATCCAAGTGGAGGGCGTGTGAATATAGATGAGATTGATTTTATGGATAAGCTGCCAATTGTAACAACGGAACTTTCTGGTGATTCACTGCGCGCAGTAAAATTCTTCTCAGATAAACTGAAAAAGAGCGATGGTATTAGCAGTTTCAATTTAGAGAAGATTGTCCAGGCGGGTAATATAATTGTGCCTTTACCTGAAGATATGGAGGATAATGAGACTACACTTGCAAAGCGTGTATCCATTCGTGCACTTGACATGCATTTTGAGAAACGGTCTGAAGATAAAATCACATCTTGGTACCCTCGCAACGAGGACTCGGCAGATTGGCTCGGTGAAGATAACTTGGCCGAATACTCCCCTAAATACCACAAGGTTCTCCAATATATTCGCAAGGCAGAAGGTGTTTGCTTCTTATATACACGATATATTCAGGCCGGCGCATTGCCTCTTGCACTGGCATTAGAGGCGAATGGCTATACACCTTATGGACGCAAAACAGGATATTTGGCAAGCGGTCCAGTCACGCCTGGTGGACGCCAATGTGCCCTTTGTGAAAATCGTGAGGCTGCGCATAAAGAGATTGATGACCATAAATTTGTTGCAGCCAAATATATCCTTCTAACTGGTGATAAGACAATTTCACCAAATAATAAGAATATGATTAAAGCGGAGAAATCGGCGGACAATGTTAATGGTGCGCGTGTTAAAGTTGTAATTGGCTCGTCTGTTGCAGCAGAAGGTGTTGACTTGAAATTTGTCCGTGAAGTCCATGTATTAGATTCTTGGTACCATTTGAATAAAATTGAGCAGATTATTGGTCGTGGTATTCGTTTCCGCTCTCATTGCGCCCTTCCTGAGGAAAAACGTAATACAACCATTTATTTACATGCAGCGGTCAGGCCAGCAGAGGACAATCGCGAATCTGGTGATTTATACAGTTATCGCGTCTCGTATCGTAAGGGTCGACAAGCAGGTCGCATCACACGCGTATTAAAAGAATATGCCGTTGATTGTAATTTAAATCACGATGCAATTATTATTGCAAATGCGGACCCTATTTCTCAAGTAATAGACTCACAAAATAATGTGCGCGAAGATGTACCTATTAATGATATGCCATTTACGGCGGTATGTGACTGGCTAGAAGACTGTGATTACAAATGTGCAGAGCCACTTGCTATTGAGCCATCTACGACACTTGATATCAGTTATGATGAGTATGCTGCAAAATGGCGCGAAAATGAGCTGAAAATACGCCTTCGTCGACTATTTGAAAAACAAGCATTCTATAGTCTGCAAAAACTATCTGAAAAACTGTTTGTTGATGTTCCTAAAGTTGCGCAGGCAGAGCTGCTCTATAAAATTGTCGGCAACAAGTCATTTAGTGTAACCCATAATGGGCGCGAAGGATATATTATCTACAAGAATGGTTATTATTTATTCCAGCCTATGAATTTTATAGACATTAATGTACCCCTTGCCTTACGAATTGCGGCATATCCTGTTAAAGTGGAGCGTTATGAGCCACGCGATATTTATACGGAAATCACGCAGCGGATAAAGGCAAAGAGGCAGGCTGCAGTATTAGCGTTAGAGGAGGGTGATGAGGAGGCGGCGGCGGCAGCGGAGCGGGAGGCAGAAGGTGAGGAAGGTGAAGACGCAGACCTAATTGCAGCAACAGCGCCCAAGAAGGAACTTGGTCGTACATCAGAAGAGCTCCTTCAACTTTGGGGCATGTATGAAGAATGGGCCACAAAACTTGCATCATATGATAGTTTACGTAAAATTAATGCTGTTATGTATTCAAAGGAGATTGGTGACTTCATACAGGAGCGGGCGAATGATGAGGCAAAGGAGGAAGAGCGACTAATGCAGCGTTATGAAGTAATACAATGGTTTGCGGGTGCATGTATACCATGGACGGAAGAGAAACGGGGGTTCTTTACGAAAGCAGTTATGGAGCTTGTATGGGATGAGGAATTCAATGACGATGACCGCGAAACATTGCTATTTGAGCGTGAACAAATGCCAGAGACAATGGCCGCCGCGGCGCGTCATCATTATTTCAGGACAAAGAGTGATTCTATTGTGCGGCTGATATCAGCCGATGAGAATACACTCAAGTATTATTGCAATGGCAAGACATTATGTGCGCCGGCCAAGATTGCACTCTTTGAAACAAAACGTAAGAAGGATGATCCCATTAAGAAGACCGATGACCCGCTATCCACACTTGTTGTTAATAAAGACACCACTGGCCAGCTATACGGTTTTATAACAAACGAGAAAGGTATGTATGTGTATAAATCGCATAGACCAGGAAAAACGGGTAGTGGTGAGAAATGTGACAATGTTACAAATATGAAGAAACATCGTGAAAAGGTTGTAGAGCTAGGCGAAGTGTTGGCTGAAGTTGTAGGGGAAAATTATCAGCTAACCGAGGAAATCCTTGACAAGAGTACACGTAAAGTTGTAAATCCTAAACGCATGTGTATGTTACTAAATCTTGTACTGCGCTATATGGATGCAATGGGTGTCCAGAAGAAACGTTGGTTTTATCGACCTATTGAGGCGCGTAAGGTAGGACATTTAGGTAAGCCCTAAATTATCATTGTTGGTAAGCAAATTTGATTTAAATACCTGCAGCAATTTACAAGCAGCAACAATTAGAAAATGAATAGCAATGACGATGATAAATGCCGTTTGGAATCAAATGCAATGCGTACTCGTGCCATCTTTGAGCGCAAAGTAGGTCTATCGCCGAAGGACTTCAATAAGGTAAGTAAAACAGTTACTATTGATGACCTACTAATTGAAAAAATTCGTGCAGAACTTGAAGGCAAATGCTCTCAACATGGCTGGGTTATTCCCGGCACCGTGAAGATTCTCTCTCGTTCTATGTGCCAAAATGAGCCTGGTCGCTTCACAGGGGCTATGGTATCATGGGTGCAAGCGGAGGGTGACGTATATTATCCTACTGATTGCATGCATGTAATTGGAGAGGTCTTGAAGAAGAATAAGATGGGCATGTTTGTTGTATATGAAAATGCAGTGCAAATCATTATTCCACGTGACCTGCATTTAGGGCATGATGACTATGATGCGGTGGAGATTGGTCAGTATGTTGAAGTGGAGCTGAAGAAATCTCGCTTTCAGGTGAACGACCAGTATATTTCGAGTGTAGGAATATTTAAGAGGGTTGTTGCAAAACCTGTATCCGCGGCTGCGGCTGTGGCGGCGCCAGTTACCGTGAGGGCGGCGCCTGCCCCTCCAGCGGTGGAGGCAGTAGAAGAGGAAGAGGGAGAGGCACCTGTAGAGGAAGGGGCTGTAGAGGAGGGGGCGGTGGAAGGCGCTCCAGTGCCTGCAGTTCCAGCAGCAGCTCCTGAGCAACAGGGCCCGGCACCAGCAGTAGCGGCAGCAGCAGCATCAGCAGCGCCACCACCAGAGCTCGCTGAGCCAGAGCTTGGCGGAACAATTGGCGATTTCATGTAATATGACAAACAAGTGGGCGTAATTTTATAAAAGGCAAGATACGAAATGCAATTAGAGAATGGCCGCCATTTCGAAAGAAGAATATAATCAACGCAAACTATTTATGGAGCGCCTAACAACACTTGTTAAAAGCGAATATGAAGAGATTTACAGAATACTTAAGCGCTCGAACGAAACAATTAGTGAGAATGCGAATGGTATATTTTTCAATGTAGCTGATGTATCACCCGTTACATTTGCTAAATTACAAGGATATATGGATTTTTGTATGAAAAATCGAAATGAACAGGACCGGCGCATAAAAGCACTTGAGGCGTTGCGTCACGAAACGGAAACAATCCACACAACCGCCTAGCACCAGCCTAAAACTTCTTAACACTTACTCTAGTAAGTATACCCGTCGCATCCGCGCCCATAAAATGCAAGTAGATAGTCTCACCCTTCTAAAAGGATGGATTGCGTCAAATCCAAATCGCCACAGAAATTTGGATATGCCGCAGATGGCCGAAACAAAACCCAACGGCCTCCCAGGTACAGCAAGTGATTGGATGGAATTCAATATAAATCCACCAGGCGCGGCCTCTGCACTCTTTTTCCTAAAAGACCCGCTGTATTGCCAAGCAGCGCCGCGCCTTCGAGCCCAGATGCTTTTAGAGAAGCAGACGGAGCTGACTCTTGCACTTGATGCAGATATGCGAAGTGGTAAGCTCATGCGTATGCGGCGAAAAATGCATGAATGGCTAGCAACCGACCCTAGCCGTCTTACGAAAGAGACACTTGCTGATGTTTGGGATATTCTATGTACTGTATGTGATATTCAAACAATTTGTCTGGAAGAATCTGTGGAAACTGGGCAAACAACAATAACTTTTTCTCCGGCAAATGTCGCCACGTGGCGACCCGATATTCCAATTCATTTTATTGAGAAGAGTCTGAGCAAAGTCTGGGTTTATGTCGGTCAGCCAAATAAGCTCCGTCGCAGCCTTGGTGTATGGCTCGGTGACTCTGAGGCGGCCGGTGCACACGTTGTATATCCAACAATGGAAACAACAAAGGCCGACCTAGTGAGTTTTCTGGAAGTGCTGCCAACGTGGAAGGAGAGTATGCGCAAGTTGAAAAAGGATGAGCTGGCTCCGATTGCAGGTCGCGCACAAGTGCTAGAAATGTTCAATGACTGGCTAACTGTTACACCACAGATGCAGCTATTCTGCGAAGACAGTTAGAGTGTTTTAAACTAAAATGAACTTTGCTAAACGGTCTTACCGCCTATCAAAGTTGATTTTGAGCGACCACAAGAGTTTTAAGTAAGAGTTAGATAATACCATAATGGAAGTCACCAAGCCTGAACGCGATGGCCTCGCAAAACTTCTCGGCGAATGGTGGAACCATCCCGAGCAAGAACTCGAGGCGACCATTGGTAAGAAAGGCGGCGTCAGTATCACGTCATTTATGGACATTGTTCAGCGTCTACAAAACAAAGGTTTTAAGAAGCTTGTACAAGAGGACCGCCTCAATATTATTCTCCCTAATTCCATGCGTTTTACTCTATCAGGCATTGGTCAAATCCAGCAATATTGCCGCGACAATGTTCTAATGGGCCGACCCTTTACTGCAATGATAAAAGACCGCACAGGTGTGGAGACCAATGTTGAGCTACGTGAATATGATACTCGTGTCAAAGCCCGCCGTGAGCTACCAATGACAAACGATGACGCGCGCATTCGCCCTATTCTGGAGAACTGGGATAAACAGGACAAAGCATTTCGCCTAATCCGTCGCTGGTCCTTTATTGGCGATGGTGTACGCTTCGACCTTTCCATGGTCCGCTCATCCGCCCGTGACCAGCGCAAAGGCTCTTATCGCTATGTCCGCACATTCCAGGAACACAATTTCCTTAAAGCCGCGCCAACCTACGAGGTAGAAGCAGAACTCATTCGTGAAGATATTAAATCGCCCGATGATGCTCTTGTAAAACTCGTAAAAGGTGTCGGTGAAATTCTTCGTGGGATTCAGCGCAACAGTATCCTTATTCGTAACTCCCTACGTGAATCTGTCCTAACTAGCTATAAAGAGTTAGTGCGAGGAGACAAATTCCGCGGTGTTCAGCCAGTCACTCTTACGTACAAAAATATGGAGAGTAGTATCGACCCCAAAGTCCCGAATATTCGCACAGGCTACAATGTAACTGACAAAGCAGATGGCCTACGTGTACATGGCTACACAAATGAAGCCGGCGAACTATTCCTTATTGATATAGGCCTAAATGTCTATCGCACAGGTCTCATGGTTGAGTCACTCAAGAACAGTCTGTTAGATGGTGAATGGGTTACACGAGACCGTGACGACAACGCAATTAACCAATTCATAGTATTTGACATTTACTATGACCGCGAGGGTAAGAATGTTGATAAAATGCCATTTGTTGACGCCGCTGGCCAAGGCCGATATGCGCAAATACAAGCGTGGGTCCAAAAGTGGAATTCAGAGGATGGGCCTAGTATTATTGCAAAGGGTGTAAATGAAAACAATAAACTGGTCTTGGGCCTGAAGACATTCCTCTTTGGCAAGGCCGGCGATACATCCATCTTCGGTGCCGCCCAAACAATGCTCGCAATTCCCAAACCTTACCACACAGATGGCCTTATCTTCACACCAAACGCAGCCCCACTTCCTTCTGCACATGGCGTTGCTTTCCAAGCACAATTCAAATGGAAGCCGGCCGAGGAGAATACCATTGACTTCCTTGTCAATTATGAGAAGGCGTCGGATAATTTGACACAGGATAAAGTTCTGCTGCGCATTAATGGTGAAAGTGGTGAGCTGATGCGTTACAAGATTCTGCGTCTGCAAGTTGGTGCATCCTATGACCCAGCGTATGCGGACCCTCGTGCAACAATCCTAAATGACCGCCCACTTCCTATAGCACAACAAGGGGCTGCCGGCGCACCTGCTGGAAAACCCGATTACAAACCAGTACTCTTCAACCCTTCAGAATACCCTGACACTATGGCAAACATTGCATATGGTGTAATTGAGCTAGACCTGGAGACCGGCGATGAGTTTGTTATGACGGAGAATGGTGAGCGTATTGCCGATAATTCCGTTGTCGAAATGCGTTATGACCCATCACGCGAGCCTGGATGGCGCTGGATACCAATTCGTGTACGTCACGATAAGACTGAGCGCCTTCATCGTGGAATCTTCTCACGTACTCTAAATGCAGAGAAGACTGCAAATTCAGTGTGGGAATCTATCCATGAGCCAATTACAATCTCTATGATAACAACGGGTGCAGAAACACCTCGTGCAGATGAAATCAGTGCTATTTTAGAGAGTCGCACAGAGCAGGTGGGTCAGAAATATTATGACCGCCGCACGGCGAAATCATCTGACCTCATGCGCGCACAAGGATTGCGTTCATTCCACAATCGCTGGATAAAAGAGCGTATTCTACTCAACTCGACAATGCGTGAGGGAGGTATGAAACTTCTTGATTTGACATGCGGTGAAGCAGGCGACTTACAGAAATGGATGCGACTCAATGCAAGTTTCGTACTTGGCGTTGATATTGCAGGCCAAGGCATTCGCGACCCTCGCCAAGGTGCATACAGGCGCTATCTCGACGCTCTTGTACGTGAAGGGCGTGATAATGTACCGACTATGGTATTTGCAATTGCAGATAGCTCCAAGCCGCTTGTTAGCGGCGAGGCAGGTGCAACCCCAGAGGAGGCCGACATCCTCCGCTCCACATTCGGAAAATTCCCACCTGAAGGCGCAATCCCTTCTTACATTGACCGTATTGCGGCCGGCGCCCTCGAAAACGGCGCAGATATTGCAACCTGCATGTTCTCTCTCCACTACTTCTTTGAAAATAAAGAGAAGCTTGATGGTCTGATTAAGAACATCAGTGATACATTGGCAGTGGGAGGCTACTTTGTAGGATGTGCATTTGATGGTGACAAGGTATTTGAGATGTTAGCGACTACAAAGGTTGATGACGTGAAGCGTGGAATGGAAGGAGATGTTCCAGTATGGTCAATTAAGAAGCGCTATAGCGAATTGGAGCTACCAGACACTGAAGCGGCACTTGGAATGCCAATTGACGTCGACTTTATTAGTATTGGTCAGACACATACAGAGTATCTAATTCCATTCAAACTACTTGTACGAAAGATGAAGACGATTGGCCTTGAACTCCTAACTGACGAAGAGGCCCGTGCAATTGGTCTTGTACAAAGTACAAATATGTTTGATGTGTCCTATAAGATGGCGACAAAGGCTGGTCAGAAATATGCAATGAGTGATGCAATGAAGGAGTTTTCATTCCTCAATCGTTGGTATATCTTCAAGCGTCGTAGTCTCACACCTGTAGTTGCAGACCCTGGTACTATTGCGGCAATTGAGGCAGCCGCAGAGCAGGCAGCGGCAAAGGCCGAGGCGATGCAGTTAGCAGAAGCAGGAGTGAAGGCAGCATCTGCAGCGGCAGCTTTACCGAAGAGTGCAGCTGCTCTGAAGGCCAAACAGAATGCGCAATTACAGCAGGCACTACTGAGTGCACTACCTGAAGAGGCGTTGTCTGCGTCGATTGCTGCTGCAGCATCACCTGAGGTGGCGGTTGTAAAGAAGTCGAAGAAGGTGGCTGCGGCGGCTGCTGCAGCTGCGCCAGAGTCGCCCGAAGAGGCTGCAGCGGCTGCTGCAGCAGCCCCAGTTGCACGCATCTCAAAACTCAAGGCAAGTGCTGCAGCAGCGGCGGGCGAAGAAGAGGGGCCTGGCGCTGGCGCAGCTGCAGCAGCCGCGGCACCTGCAGCACCCACAACATATCCAAGTGCAAAAATATTCACATTCTTCGTTGGTGCTCCAGAAATGAAGACCAAGGCCGAAGATATTCTCAATATTCGTGACAAGGATAAACATGCTCGCTCCCGTCTTACAACAATCTCGCCATTTATGGTCCAGGATACACAAGAAGATGGTACTATTGTGGAGTATCCCAGTGTGGAGCATTACATGGCTGGTATGCGTATGAAGATTTGTGGCGTTAATCCAGACAAGGCGAAGCGTCTATTTAGCAAGACTGGCATGATTCATGAAAAGGCAAAGCAAGACCGCACGCTTGCCCCTGTACCTGGAACAGACCAGCTAAAACATCAGCAATTCCAGGAATCACTAAAGGAAGAAATGAAGGCAATTCATTCGGCCTTGCGAGCAGAAAAGCTTCTCCGCCCAGATTGCGATGCTGTTGCGTATGATGCATTGCGCGAAGGTATGCGGCAGCGCATGGAGCGTGATAGGCTATTTAAGGCAGTTGTGGAAAAGGCAGCAAAGGAAGGAAAATATCTCCTACATTTCGATTCTAGTGCCGCATCCGATATGGGCGGCAAACGTCTACCTAATGGTACAATTCAAGGTAATAACCGTGTTGGTAAAACAATTATGGACATTGCTGGTATTCCCTATTAAAATCGTCATGCTACAGTTAGATAATGGTGTTGCCTCCCTTGCCTTCGGCACCACCCGCAGATGACCCTATAAATGAACCATTAATCAATATACCAATATATGAATCAGATAATGACTCTGATACTATTGTTGTAGACAAAGACCCAATTTATAAATGGTGTTTGATATATACAGGAATTTTTCTTGGTGGTGGTATTGCTATTTGTTTAGTAGTGTATTTTTACTGGCGCTAACGATGGAACATTAAAAATTGATTAATGCATTTTGAACTTTATGAAGTAATAAAATTCAAAATGCCTCCGCAGAGTTGGCAAAAGCTATGGCTCAAAAATATGCATCCGCGTGACAAGGATATTGTATTTGATGAGCCAACACATATTTATACAGTAAAGGGCTCCTCTGCTGGATATATTTCCTGTACAGGATTTCTGCACGCATTCTTTGGCCATTTTGACCCAGATGCAATCATTAAGAAGATGATGAGCTCTCCTAAATGGCGTGAGAGCAAATATTATGGTCAGACGGCTGCAGAAATTAAGGCTGGGTGGGCCAAGAATGGCGAGGAGGCTTCGTCTGCTGGTACAGAAATGCATTTAGCAATTGAGATGTTCTTGAATGACGCCGCAGAGCTAATTCCAGAGCATGTGAAAAAAACTCGTGAGTGGGCCTACTTCATGGATTTCTGGCGAGACCATGGTGCTGATTTAGAGCCTTATAGGATGGAGTGGGAAGTTTGGGTAGAAGAAATTAAACTTGCTGGTAGTATTGATGGGATTTTCAGGCGGCGGTCTGATGGGCGTTTCCTCATTTATGACTGGAAGCGGTCCAAGAAAATTACAACGGAAAATAAATTCCAATGTGGCCTGGGGCCAATGGCGCATCTTCCTGATTGCAATTATTGGCATTATAGCCTGCAGCTAAATGTGTATAGATGGATTTTAGAGACATATTATGGATTAGACGTCGCTGATATGTATCTAGTGATTATGCATCCTGACGCAAAAGGATATAAGAGAATGAGGCTGAATCGCATGGATGCTGAGGTGGCTGCAATGGTGGAATGTCGGCGTTTGGCCGTTCAACTTGAGCCTGACCCACGCGCAGTACCTGTGCGTTTTGATGAATATGAGGTTGCTGAAGAGGCGGATGAAGAAATGGATGCTGCACCTGAGACGTGTATGATTACTCTTCCTGCTCCTGCTCCTGCTCCTCCTCATCATCATTCTCGTTCTCGCCTTCAGAAGCGGTAAATGATGCCGTTTCAATTATAGGGCGCGCTGCATTTTTAGCAAGACGACCATTTGCAGAGCGAGGTCGCCTATTACCATCACGAGGTGTTATTTCACGTATTTCATTTTCAGGTGCAAATCGAACAATACCGCCTTCTCTTGATGGCCTCACACGTTCAGCAAAGTCTATACGTTTTTGCTCTTCTTTTGCAATTCGCTCTGCCTCTTCTTCTGCAACTGCCCTCTCAGCAGCTAATCGAGCCGCCTCTTCTTGTTGACGTTTTTTCATTGCAATATTACGCCTCAGCGCAATAAGTCTACGTTCATCACTATTTGAAACGTTTTCAATATTAGCTGCTTCGGCTTTTCTTAATTCTGCTTGTCTAGCTTCACGGATTTTTGCCAATTCAGCTGCAAAATCGTTGCTATTATTGTTGTTATTGTTACTATTATTACTTTCTTCTAATTGCTCTCTATTTTTTCGCATGCGTGCTCTTGCTGCTTCTAATGCTGCATCATCGTCATCCTCTGAGTTATTATTTTCAGATTCACTATTGTTGTTACTATTGCTTCCTAAATAATCATTTGAATCATCTTCAGATGCTGGTGTTTCCGTTGCTGCAGATGCAGGAGCTGGTGCAGGTGCAGGAGCAGGTGCAGGAGCAGGCGCAGGCGCAGGCGCTGGTGCAGGTGCCTCAGATTCAGATTCAGATTCAGAATTAGATTTTGATAAATAGTCATTTGATTCTTCTTCTTCTTTGGCACTTTTCTTTGCTGGAACTGGTGTTTTACCTCGCTTCTTTGGTACAGCAGTTAGGAAGTTTTGTACAGTAGAGGGGCCAGACTTTGCATCCTTTTTCTGTTTACGTAATTTTTCTAAAGCAGCGTCGTTTTGTACCCCTGTCTCAGCCATTTGTTCTCGAGCAGCCTGTTTTGCAATATCGGCCTCTGCTGCACGTCGGTCCTCTTCTGCTTGACGACTGAGCTCTGCTAAACGGCGTGCCCTCATCTCTTGTAAGCTAATTTTACTAGGAGGGGCTGCCGGTCCTGCAGCGGCGGCAGGCGCAGGCGCTGCAGGAGCTGGTGCCGCCACCTCTGCTTCATATACAGGAATATCGCTAAAAGACTTTGGCATAATTGATGGAGTTAACAACCGAGCATTTGAATAAGATGGTACAATTAGAACAATTGACCTCCCATTTTGTATAATACATAACACATTATCATTATTTACAATCGGTGCTACAGGATTATATCTCATTTGTTGTAGACTTTCATCTTCACCAATTGTTATAACAATAAGGGGTTGGTTTATGAGTGTTGCAAGACGTTGTAGGGATTTATCAGTTAGGAGTTTTGTGGTTGGCTCTAGCCCAATGTCGCGCAATGAGCGCAGTGACATGAGCGATACAAGAGGCATTAGTGGTTTTTCAGCTAGTTCATCCATGCGCTCAGGTACCCAGAGAGCTAATTTATCGGCTTCTGTTTCTGTAATATTAAGGTCATCTATTGTTGGTGGTGGAAGCGGTGTTCGCCCATCGTCTGTAAACTTTACAATTTCAAGTGGCTCACTCACCTTTGATACTTTTCCAAATTCCTCAATAAATCTGGGATTTTCACGCAGAACTTGTGCGGCCTCGTATGCAAATAATTCAGACCATTCACGAGATGCTTGTGGCACAATATATTGGTCGCCGATACGAAGAGCAGTGCGCAGGGTTGCAATACGAGACACCTCATTACGTAATAGCTGTTGACGACGTGCTGGGAAACGGATAAGCTCATCAATAATTTTACGAACAAACAGGTCTTTTGTTGATACCATTATTTCATCACGTGTCTTTGTTTCAGGGTTGTAGCGAGTTCCTAGCTCTGCACGAGTTGGTATATGTAAATAACAGCGACCGCCGCCGCCCATAATATTCAGTCCTAATCGGCCGGCACGATTACTACCTTCTTCATTACTATTATTATTTTCAGGGCCTTCAGGTGCATTTTC